GGAGGGTATGAACCCTCTTCGAGATCACTTTCTCAAGGTGATTTCAACTGTCCTAGACCAGGACAGCCACTCATCCGGTGATATCACCGGCAATAAGTTAAGCCTCAAGGGACCACTGTCTAAGACAACTTGTCTGACAATGGCGTCCCAATAAGAGGCTCGACTCCGGCAACGGCGGTAGGTCTGAGCATCCGGTTCTACCCGGAGCGAAACTGTCCCACCGGAGAAGCTCCCATGCAAACTGCAAACAACGGCTGCGTATTGGTTAGCATGCCGACGTTTGAAATTGCCCTGTCTCGGCACCGTTATGTTCCCTTCAAAGTCATACTTCAGCTCGAACGGTACAATAGCCACCTTACGGTAAGCTATGAAGTCCCGTTGTTGCCCTGGTATGCCCAAGTAAGAGAACGGCACCTTGACACCAGCATCGTCCTGCTCCAGGAAAGGAACAGGATAGCGTGGGACTGACTCGAGAAGATATCGGACGGTTCTGCGAAGCAGAATACCGTGCCGAGCACTCCAACGAATAAGTCGGTTTATAAGAGAGAATCGTGCGCCGACGCTTTTTAGGGTCTTGCAATAGACGCCTCTCACGTCGACACCTAGGTGCCAGTCGGCACCGCAGGATTCACGAAACGGTCCTTCATTAAAGGACTTCTCAACGTTCACAGTAAAACCGAGCAATTCTAGGACACGAACAACACTATCGTAGGCTCTCTCGAGCACAATAATGTCGTCGCCAAACACTGCCCAGTTGTCTCCTCGACCGTCAACCCTTTTAGAGGGCCTTATGCCGAGGCAACTATAAACGCCAAGAACGACACATGTAAACAAGGCGGTCATCAGCGGGAATGTGTACCCGTTACCCATGGTCGACAGCATGCTGAGTTCCAGAGGCTCCCCCGAAGGGAGTTTAGTCTGGGCACACCGTAGACTGTTGAGCACGACGAAAGCGTCTTGCGTCAACATGGACCTCATCATAGTGAGTGACATTGAGTCACTCGCACTAGATAAGTCGACCGTCCCGAAGCTCTGTTTTAGAGAGCCCACGCGAGCTAGTTCCCTGTTAAGGGTGGCTTGACTATCGATGTCGAGCCCCCAGTCTCGCAATCCGCCAGCGATGCACCCTCCGATACCAAGCTGAAAGAACATCAGCAGGCTCGGTTCTGTGCATGTGGTTCGGCTTATGTCTGCGTTCTTCTTGACCGTAGACAATAGGCTACCTGCTACCTCAGTGAACCCATGACGGCTTTGACGCAAAATCTCCGCGTCTCGCCACATTGGGCTAGCACTTACAAGCCGCTGATAAAGCGGTACAAGGAACCTGGTCTGATGCGTATACGTAAGGGTTGAATCAAAGTGCTTCGT